CAGCTTCGAAGTGGGAAGGGCATGTATATACAGTTGTAGCCCCTGTAGACCCAAGAAGTTGCCCAACAGTTCTTGATCTTGAAAATTCCTTTTGATGTTCACCCGCCATTCTCTATATCGTTCTCATATATTCTGGCTTGTTTATCAAATCAATTCTCATTCTCTGAAGTCTACTCTGGTATTCTTTATCTTTTATAATGGCAGCATCAAGATTAGATCGCAATTGATGGACATAGTATTCTGCCTTAGCTATGATTGCGTCTTGATATCTGGCGTATATGGCAGGTTCACTGTCACTTGCAGAAAGATCAGAGTGTGTGGTCCAATACTCGTATACGATTGTGTAGTTGCCCCGGTCAGGGATAGGGGTTAGGCCGAATTTACCGTCCTGGGTTGGGTATACATATTGAGGAGTGTTATAACTACTAGGATTATTGGCTATATCATTCTCTTTGTGATTTTTAATATACCCATCATACGTAAGGTATGTAAGTGCCTTTGGTTGCGTATCTTCATTTATCGTTATGAAATCAACATTAACCGTAGCCGTACTCCCTGCCAGAGTAACGTACAAAGTAGAGGCCGTAGCCGTGAATGTCATGGAATGAAGCTTACCTTCCCCAAGGTTACTCACAGTAAAGTCTGTACTTGTAATCTGTGTCCCACCAGAAGATGTTCCAACCTTCAAGGTCAGAGTACCCGTACCCGTCATCCTCAAGGTTGCCCTATAGGTACGGTTTTTAACGAAAGAGGTTACAGTTTGTTCTGAAGATGTCCCTGCCGTAAGGACAAGTAATCCCCCTGAAATTGATCCTCCCGTATGCGACCAACTAGCATCTGAAGAAAATTCATTTGTGCTTAGAAGTTGTGTTGGGCGTAGTACAAATGAATCGTAATCGATGTTACGGTAATCTGCTGGTAAGCTATACTCTGCTGTTCCGGCAGTAGTTACTTGTGTCGTATCGGAATGCAAGAAAGGCCATTCTAATTCATCCGAATAGATATCATTAATAGAGCGATTTACAAATTCCTTAACCGCCGTCTGAACTCCTTTGCTATTAGAGAAATTAGCAACAGTCAATTCGACTTCGTTTAGAGAATGCAAAACTCTATTACTGAGTGCAAGATAATCCATTAAGACATTCCTCTATTCGTTCTCTTCTTTATATATAGTGAAAAACCGTATGATGCTTTCAAGCATTTCTCTTTGCGATTTCTGTTCTTGTTGTATATTGAGAGTTCTCTCGTCTATACGTTCTTGCCGTGCAGTAAATGCTGAGATATTTGCTATAGCTGTTTCAATGTTCGCTATACGCCTGTCTTGTTCTCCGTTCTGTTGGAGAATTTGTCCCCATGCTATTGCTGCTGTAAATACAGCGATAACTACTGGGATGACTATGGTGTACTTACTTATAATCTTATTACTCATCAAATTAGCTTTAGCATTTGTGTATCCTATTTCTCTTTAGGGATAGGTTTACGATCTTCTGTTTCTAAATATTTATCACCAATAATAAAGCCATGAAAGTTCTCCCGTAAGAACTCATTTACAGTTTCCGTTGGGATTGACCAGCCCATGTGAGTTACTGCCTGAAATCCAGAGGCAGATACACGAGAGGGTACACCAATCATTTCGTATTGTTTCCGCACTTCGGAATAGCTGAACAATGAACCACCAGAATTACCAAAGATAATAGGTGCGGTAGCCAATTGATATCTATAGCCCTCAATCATCTGTTCAGCAAAAGCCATTTCACCAGAGGTCATAGAAGGGGGGAAGCCTAGTCCTGCCCCAATAGCCCAGACAGTCTGGCCCAATTTAGGAGACTCATCTTCTGGAAGCATGTGAGCAATCCGCTCGACACCACGTTCAGTATCTCTCAAACGAAGTAAGGCTAGGTCACGCTGTTCATCATGGGCTACAATATCTGCAATACGCCCACGAGTACCCACAGAACGGGCACACTTTATATAGTCAAACCAAAACGCAGTGACAGGTTCCCTAGTTTCTCTTTTAATCTTTTTGCCCTGCATACCATCCCATACTTCACGTATCGTGATCTGACGGGCAATTACATGGAAGTTAGTTAAGATGTAGGATTCCCATGCATCATTGTGTAGTTTGGAATACAGAACCGTACCAGAGCCAGAGGTATTAATACGAACTGCTGTATTGAGCATTTCCTCATGCTGGGGACCACAGTCTGCTGCAAAAGAGGCCGTAATGCCAGCACAAAAAATTACCCCTGCAAAGAGAATCGCCTTACCTAATTTGAGTACATTCATTTTCTATTCTCCGTAGTTACGCTATGTCTATTACTTTTCTATTCTTATGGGCTTGCTTGAGAAACCTTAAGATCAGAACTCCATTCTCCAGTTTAGCTTCTGTCACTTCTATGTTAGGAGCAAGAGTAAATTCACGGGTAAATTTACGTTGGGCCAAACCCTTATGAAGAACATCCCCAATTTCATTGTCTTCTTTAGCATTACCAATAATAGTTAGTTTCGCGTCTTCCTCAAAAATCTCAATAGAATCTTTTGCAAATCCTGCGACTGCCATTTCAATTCTATACACATTCTTAGATTCTTCGATAAGATTGTACGGAGGATACCCAATGTTGTCGGTGGTAGGCATCCAATACTCGTCAAAGCCAACGGACATTTTGTTAAACATATGACGAATATCTTTTGTTAACGCTCTCGTATTTACAGTATTCATAGTGTTCTCCTTTTCAGCAAGATGAAGGCTCTATAAAAGCAGCCTGATGATGTTGTGAGAGGGGGAGAGATTTCTCCCTCCCCCAATGATTATGCTACAGGGTTGCCGCCCGGAGCGAATCAGTCTCATCAACGCCGGAAATATCGCAAAGAACTGCGTACACCCGGATTTTGCCAGTGGAAACATCGTTCGCACCAGCACCAACCTTGACATCAATGGTGTCAGCAGCCGTTACCCTGTTCGCAAAAGTAGAAACAGCGGTATAGTCTACGTGACCATTAGTACCTGCGGCGCAATAACCCGTAGAAGCTGCCGAAGCACCATCCACAAAGTCATCCCCAGCCGCAAAGTCAACATCAAGAACAGGGGAGGTTCCATTAAGTGCGGTAATAACTTCCACACCAGCATGGAGGATATACACTTCTGCCGGGATATCAATCGCTTGAATGATATCATCAGCAGTTAGCGCAGAGACACCACCAGCCGAACAAACGGCAGCGATATCCACGGTTTTCTCAAGGACGTACATTGACCGCATACGAGAGCGATGTCCTGCCGTACCTTGACCAGTTGTATGATCATAAGTAGCCATGATTTATCTCCCTCTTAATCAATCAAAACGTGTTCGACCTGCAAAGCTTTGGTACGCAAAACCTTGCGACCAAAAACATGCAGACCACGAACTACGTCCGCAAAGCTATCCGGGTCACGCACGAGTTCGGTTTTCGCGATGTGATTAGCAGTCGCAATACCGGACATATGCCCAGATAGAACTTTGTAGTAGTTACTAGTAGAACTGGCTGGCAGATTGTTGGTCATGTAACAAGTGAAACCCGCAATTTTGCCATTATGGACCTTACCATTACGGAGATCGGTATTACCGTCGCCCGTAACAGATGCGTCCATCAGTTTAGAACTAGACTGCTGCAATTGCTCGTAGAACTCCGGGCTTGCCACAAAGAAACGATTCTCTTCAGGAACATCGTTCGCGTGAAGACGCTTGGAGTGGTTTGCCATTAGGTTCAACGGATCAATTTCAGCGCCTGTATGTCCTACGTCCTGCCCAGAGCCATCAGAACCGACAGTCGTGCCAGCGTTAGCTACCATGTATGTCAGAATGTTCTGATCATACGTGTTCTTCAGTGCATAAGCACCGGAAGAAGTGGCTAGTGATTCCCAGTTAACATGAGAATGACGCTCTTCAATGTCATCAATCTTGAACGCAAAAGCATTCGCCTGATCAACGGTCATCGAAATAACATCGTCCTGCAAGTCTTGTGGGCTTACCACAGAACCACGGGTGTAGCTGCTAACAGTAATCGTCGGCTCAACGATGATCTTAACAGTATCGCCAAAGTTCTCAATTTCACCCGCATAATCAGTGTTCGTAATATCTTCGGCCACTGAAGCTGTGCGGAAAAATTTAAGGACTTTTTGGCTGTAGATGACGGGGGACCAATTACCATTTGGTAGATTGGTATAGCCGCCTGATGCTGGAAAAGCCATATCAGCCTCCTTATATTATTGTTATAAGTCCTGGATAATCCGACCTTCTCTCTGAGCCTTGTCAATCTCTGCTTCATGTTGCACAAATTCCCAAGGTTTCATCTTAGCTATGTCGGATGCTCTAAAATTTAGCTCATCTGTATCAGTTGAAGGTGGGTTTCCTTTTGAAGTTTTGGAAACTGCTTCAGCAGCAGATCGCTTCGGTTTAGATTTTTTTCTGACTCCTGAATCAGACTTGTAAAGATCAATAACCCTAGCTGCCCACCGTGCATCGGTGCGGTTTTTGTATATCCCATCAGATATACTCTCAGGTTGTTCGGCTAACCAAGTAATAAACTTTTCATCTTCCCTAAGTTTTAGGAAATCTGGCTGAAGGTTAACAAGTTCCTGTTCAGCGTTTTGTACGATTAGCTCATGTTCCTGCTTCTTGAGGTCTTCGATTTTATTCTCAACAATCCTTACTCTGTCGTCTGCTTGCATATGCGAGACTGTCTCGACAACTGCATAAACGTCCGGGTACTGTTGCTTAAACACTTCTAGCTCTTCTTCAGTCTTTGGAAGTTTGAGTTGAGATTTCCTCTCCTCAACTTTCAGGCGTTCTTCGTAGTTGCCCTTTTCCAATTTCCACTGATCGAGTCTCTTATCATAATGTTTTTTAAGGTCGTCGTACCGTTTCTTGAAATTATGCGGTTTATCTTTACGAGTTAGGAAAGTTTCTTCCCCCTCATCAGAAACAGGAATATCCCCATCTTCTTGAGTGGCCTCTGAAGCTTCAACCTCTTCATCGGTGTCAATCTCTTGAGAATCCTGGTCTTCTTCTTCAAGCTCAGAAGCTTGTTCCATAAAATAGCTTGGGTTTCGATACGGAGTAGGTTGAGGTACTCCTTCTTCTACGTTGTCAGTTTCTTTGTCAGACATTACGCACCTCCTAGTGGGGCCAAAGTGAGAACTTTGGGTAGCCCTATTTGGTAATTAGCGGGGCCGATATAAATCAGGTAGCCGCTTGTTCTTACGCTGCTATTGGTGATTCACCTCTAGCACGTAATCCTGTGTTATTCCATGCGCGTAACTTTTTAAGACCAATGATCTTAACCAATTCACGAGGAATACGAATCTCTCCATTTTGCACCATAATATCCACGCCTTCTTTTTTGGATACTGATGTCTTTGATAATTTCATGCCCTTCTTATTAGCCTTCGCAAGGGAAGAACGAATTAGTTTCCTAAAGAATGGAACACCCATCAAGTCAACAGTCTTTGCGTTAACTACAAAGTCCCCTGATCTGGCAGTACGAGGAACATCATCCTTCATACTATTTGGTTCTGCCCTACCTCCAGAAACAGGAAGCTCAAGACCACTCGTAGGAATTTTGTTTTTGGATGCTTTACCTTTACCAATCTTGCCGCCTTTTCGGATGCCCTCCGTAAGTGGATCATAAGCTTTTTGTTTAGGTTTCGCATATCTAACCCCATGCTCATCCGGCGCAGTCCAATACAGCGGTTTTCCTCCTGTACTAGGAGAAGCTTTCTTAGCAACATCCCCTGTCTTAGCCTTACTCTCAACAACAGGAACAGGCTTAGGAGGAGCCTTTGGTGGAGGTGCAGTTCTTGAACCGTACTTAGCATAATTTTTTCGTTCTTGAGGTAACCATTTTCCTGCCGGTAAATCGGGCCTTGGTCCTGTTCCTACCTTATATTTGGACCCTGAACTTGCTGCATCATTCTCACTATCCAGTAAAAAATAAACAGGCGCTCCAGGTTCTACCTCACCCCATTTTGAATCATTGCCATAATAATTCTTTGGCTTCGGAGCGGGTTTAGGGGCAGCTTTAGGGGCAGCTTTAGGGGCAGCTTTAGGGGCAGCTTTTGCAGATGTATCGGCCTTTGGAAGAAACTTTAATGACTCTCTTTTGACG